TACGGCGATGTGAAGCTCAACAAGAAGCACAAGGACGATTCCCAGCGTATCGACCCCCTAGCCGCCGTCATGAACGCTCTGGCCAGGGTGCTGGTGGTCACCAAGAAGCCCGACGTGGCGGAGAAGATCCGCCAGGGCGGCTTCAGCTTTTAGATTTTACCTTCTTCCGGCGCTGTGCCGGGCAGAGCGCCGCCAGGCGCTCCTGCCCGGATGATCCTCCTTTTCCTTTTCCAAGGGCAGCGGGAGACGTCTGTCTCCCCTGTCCGGCACAGCGCCGGAGGAGAAAATTGTGTCCGAATCGGACACGGGAAGGAGAACGCCATGAAAAATCTGATCCGGGGCCTTGCCCGGTACTGTACGGACCTGGTGCTGCTGGGCGGGGCTGTGGCCGTGGCGGTGGGGGCCGGGATGATCTATCTCCCGGCGGGGCTTATCGCCGGGGGCGTGCTGGCCATTGCCGGGGCGGTGCTCAACAGTCTGGGAGGCGGTGGTGAGAAGTGAGCGTCAGCAAGGGCCTTGCCCGGCTGGGGCGGCAGAAGTCCGCCGCGCCCGGCCTGAGTCTGGAGAGCGCGGACGGCTGGTTTCCTGTAGGACGCCGCCGGGAGCTGACAGCGGACGCCGCCATGAAGATCTCCGCCGTCTCCGCCTGCGTGGAGATCATCTCCAACGCAATTGGGATGCTGCCGGTGTACGTCATGGACAGCGGCAGCAAGGCGCGGCTGGGGGACCACCCCCTGGGCCGTGTGCTGTGGGAGCGGACCAACGAGGCCATGTCGCCCTTCGTGTTCTTCCGGCTCATGGAGTGCCAGCGGCTTTTGCGGGGCAACGCCTACGCCTGGATCTACCGAGACGGCTACGGGGAGCCGGTGGAGCTCATTCCCCTGCCGCCATCCACCTGTGAGCCGGTTATCGAGCCGGGGACCGGTCGGCTGTGGTATCTGGCCGCAGAGCCCAAAAGCGGGCGGATGTACAAGCTCAGTCCGGCGGATATCCTGCATTTCAAAGCCTATTCCCCGGACGGGATCAAGGGTGTGTCCGTCCTCCGCCGGGCCCGGCAGACCCTGGAGATCGCCTCGGCGGCCCAGCGGTACGAGCAGGCCCTGTATGAGAACGGCGGCAGGCCCAGCGGTATATTAAAGGCGGCCACGGATCTGGGCGGCACCACCACGCTGCCGGACGGCACGGAAATCTCTATGAAGGACTACATCCGGCGGGAGTGGGACAAAATCCACGCCGGGCCGGGGAACGGCTTCCGCACGGCGGTGCTGGATCTGGGCATGGAGTACCAGGCGATCTCCATGAACAACTCAGACGCCCAGTTTGTACAGAACAAGGCGGTGACCATCGCGGACATCGCCAGATTCTTCGGCGTACCGCTCTACAAGCTGGGCGAGAGCCACCAGGCTTTCAACAGCAACGAACAGAACAATATCGAGTTCTGCGTGAACACCATCCAGCCCATTGTGACACAGATGGAGTTCGAGGAGACGGGGAAGCTGCTGACCATCGGGGACCGGCGGCGGGGTCTGGAGGTCCGCCACAACATGATGGCACTCCTCCGGGGCGACAGCGCCAGCCGGATGAACGTATACCGGACCCTGCGGGAGATCGGGGTGTACAGTCCCAATGACATCTGCGCTCTGGAGGACATGCCGCCGGTGCCAGGCGGCGACACCCGGTACAGCAGCCTCAACTATGTCCCACTGGAGGACTTCCGGGAGCTCAGCCGGGCGCGGAACATCGCCGGCGGGCAGAAGGGAGACAGTGAGTAGCAAGCTGAGTAGAGAATAAACCCGCCCCTAAGGGCGGGTTCCGGTCAGCTCCAGGTCATATTGAGCTGTCGCTTATTTTCAGCACAGTCTGAGAGGTATAGATTGATGAGCGTCTGGTAAGGAATCCCGGAAGAGCTGGACATATCCTTAAAAAATTGGATCGTATCGCTGTCAATGTTGATGGTGATCTGCTTTTTCAGCTTTTTGGTATAAGGATTCTTTCGGGCATTTGAAAAATCGTACTCTTCCCGCAAGGATGTCACCTCCTAGCAAAAATATTGCCGCATCTCGGTTTTGGTCGCTTTTCGCGCAGAAATGATCCGAATCACAGTTTCGGAGGCCCTGTAACAATGGCAGACCACGAGCAGATTGGCTCTTTTGCTGAAGCCTAAAATGATAAACCGCTCCTCATCGGCTGAGTGCTCGGGGTCATCGATTACCTTTGCCTCCTCGTCGTAAAACACCGTCTGGGCCTCCTCAAACGAGACCTGATGCTTTCTCTTGTTGATCTCGTTTTTCTCGGGGTCCCATTCAAATCTCAGACTATCCATAATTATATTATAATTATATTCTGTGCATCTGTCAACAAGATTTTTGGAAGGGAGTGATTGCATGGAAAACATCACAAAGGGCGCGGTGGTTCTGAAGGCCGCGCCCACAGCGGCAGACATGGGGCTCATCAACGCCCAGAGCCTCCGGGAACTGAAGGAGGAGGAGATCTTCACCTTCCGAGTGGCGGCGGCGGACACCCAGGTGGACCGGGATTTTGAGCGCTTTTCCCGTCCGTGCCTGGAGAAGCTGGCGGAGCTCTACGTGGGCAAGCCCTTCATCACGGACCACCGGTGGAGCAGCAGCAACCAGGTTGCCCGGGTGTACGCCGCGGCGGTGGAGGAGGGTGGCGGCGTCAGCCGCCTGGTGCTCAGCTGCTACATGCTGCGCAGTGCGGCCAACCAGCCCACCATCGACGCCATCGAGGCGGGCATCATCCGGGAGGTCAGCGTGGGGGTGGCGGTGAAAAGCGCCGTGTGCTCCATCTGCGGGGCGGACAAGTCCAGGGGCTGCTGTGAGCACCGCCCCGGCAGGGCCTACGACGGGACGCTCTGCACCGTGGAGCTGGGCGATCCCACGGAAGCCTATGAGGCCAGCTTCGTGGCCGTGCCCTCCCAGCGGGAGGCCGGCGTCATCAAGTGCTACGCCGGGGAGAAAGAGGGGGCGGACACATCGGGCGGCGAGGAAACTGAGATCGCGCGGAAAAAGAAATTGTCCGCTTTGATCGCGTTGGAAGACCAGAAATTTATAGAGGAGGCAGTGAACACATGAAACTGAAGCAGAAGCTGTACGACCTGCTGGCCAGCCACAAGGCCAAGGTGGGGGAGGCCCGGACGGCGGTGGAGTCGGGGGACCTGGACAGGGCGGAGGAGCTGACCAGGGAGGCCCAGGACCTTGCCGGGGAGATTGAGAAGGTCAAAGCCCTCATCGCGGAGCAGGAGCGGTATGGAGGTCCTGATGGCGGCGCGGGTGAGCCCCAGGGCGCACAGAAGGGGCTGCACCTCCAGCAGGAGGGCGGCGGAGAAGACAGCTATCAGACGGCTGTGAAATCCTTTGCCCAAGCGGCCCGGGAGGGCTTCCCACGGGTGAAGGCCGCCGGGGACATGATGCAGGAGGGCAGCGACCCGGACGGCGGCTATACCGTGCCCGAGGACATCGTGACCCGGATCATCGAACTGCGGGAGGCGAGTGAGAGCCTGCTGGATCTGGTCCGGGTGATCCCCGTCACCACCAAGAGCGGGCGGCGGACCATGAAAAAGCGGGGACAGCACCAGGGCTTTGCCACCGTGGCTGAGGCGGCGAAGTTCGGCAAGACCGCCACGCCCCAGTTCTCCACCGTCAGCTACGAGGTGGAGAAGCGGGGCGGGTATCTGCCTGTCACCAACGAGCTGCTGGAGGACAGCGACAACAACATCGCCGCCGTTGCCCAGCAGTGGCTGGCGGACGAGGCCCGCGTCACTGCCAACAAGGAGATTCTGGCGGTGATTCAGGCTAAAGCGGCCCAGGATCTGAAGGACCTGGACGGCATCCTGACGGCCTGGGTGAAGCTGGGCAGCGCCTTCCGGGCCACCAGCAAGCTCATCACCAATGACGACGGCCTGCTGTGGCTGGGTACACTGAAGGACGCCAACGGCCGCTACCTGCTGACGCCCAACCCGGCGGAACCCCAGCAGCTGCGGCTGTGTGTGGGGCCCTACACCCTGCCTGTGAAGACCTACGACAACGACACCATCCCCACCGCTGACAGCAAGATCCCCATGATTCTGGGTGATCTGATGGAGGGTGTAGCCTACTGGGACCGGCGGCAGTTCTCCGTGAAGGTGTCCGACTCCGCCGTGGTGGGTGATTTCAACGCATTCGAGCAGGATATGATCATCTGGCGGGGCTCCCTGCGGGATGACTGCACGGCCTGGGATGACGGCGCGTTTGTCAACGGCTATATCAGCGCCGCCGGCGCAGACGGGCCCCAGGGCTGAGAGGGAGGTGCATCATG